CAATATCTTGAGTCTCATCGACCATATCGTCTGGTTGCATCTTATACCTACTGTAATGCCGTCAAATAAACGGTGACGTTCCGCGCCGTCAAGAAAGTGTGACGTTCACTGGCTTGCAATATACCACAATTTGGTTAAAAGCAATACTTTTCTTAATTTGCCCTACGGGCCTCTATATCTCTCAACATTTCTTCAGTTATTACACCGCCTCTAGTACCTCGGCGCAACGTATATTGCTCTTTCGCTAACGTAGCTGGATCAGCTCTCAGCAAAGAATCAACGCTGTCAAATCCTCTTGCGCTTACTAGATCAGGCATTAACTCAAATACATTTATGTCTTGCTCTCTCAATATGCCTTCAGGTCTGCCAGCTAATCCTTGACCATAAGTGCGATGACCAGAAACTTCAAACCTTGAATTCCCATATGGATTTGCAATACCAACATTTTGAAGATTGAAGTCTGGCGCATTATATTGAGCGCGATCAGTAACAGCGAGCCTAGCTTGGCCTATGCCTAATCCACCTTCATCTCTTAGATCTCTATCCATAACTTGTAATAAAGACTTTCTTGGATCGCCTGTCATTTCTCTGATCTGGTCTATGCTTTCAGGATTATCTATTCCTTTCCAAGCTGGATAAAATTCTTTAATAGTCTTGTCTGCTTTACGTTTTGCTTTCTTTGATACAGCATTTCGAGCATGAGTAACCATTACCTCTCCTGTCATAGTGGAAAAGTCTCCACCACTCGGAGCCATTCGGTAAGGTAACATGAGTATTTCATCAGCTATCGGTTTGCCATCTAATCCTAAAAATGAGTTTAAGAAAGCTGATGTCGCTCCTCTGTCTTGCGCCCAGACCTGTCCTTCTCTGCCTGCTGGGTTAGCAAACATAAAGTCTTGACCTCCTTGCAGCTCTACAGGCAAATCATAATCAACGCCTTCTACTCCAGTAAGGCGAGATCCAGCTTTTGTCCTGTCTGCCATAGTTATTCTGAATGGCTTTCCTTCATAGTCAAAGATGCTTACTTCTGGACGCACTATAGGCGATCCTTCATACACCAATTCTGTATCTAATATACGCTGTTGCTCTCTTGATCGGTTATCGAACCTTGGATCAAAGCCTTCATCTCCAATACGGAAAGACTCACGCAAAGCCGAACCTCCAGCAATAACAGAGCCTTGCCTGCCGCCGCCTGAGTATAGGTCTGTAGTGTCGTAATTAAGAGCTGAGCGCGTATCTGTATCTGGAAAATAATTGACTCTTTCAATGATATTGCCATCTGCATCAACTACTTCAGCACCTATAAATCCTTCATCTATATTTTTTTGAGCTAAGTCTTGACCAAAAAACTCGTCTTGCCTTGCTTGCTTGGATAAAGCCTGCTTATCAGCAAGAGAATACTGCTTATAGTTACCACGCCTTGTTATATATGGAAAAACATTAGGCTCACTGTAGTCTCCTGCTTCATTTCTAAATCTAGGAGCTGCCGTATATGCATAGGAATCAGCTATGCGAGATCCTTCTGGTGTAGCACCGTAGAAACCTTTTCCTATAAAACCAGAATCTCTAGAGCCTGTTCTGCTAGATGTTGGCTGTCTTATATCATCAGATGTGCCATGCAAGAACAGATTCTCAGTATCCATTCCTTGCCTTTCAAGCTCATCCATTACTCTTCTTTGGTCAGGAGTATAGTTGGCTGTTTTGCTTCCCATTGTGCCAAAAATTACTTGATTGCTAGGAGTGTTCCTTGCGGCCTGAATACCAGCAGGAGCGCCGCTAACCATTACTGCTGTAGGATCAAACTCAGTTATCTGATTAGTAGCAGGATCATAGGTAGTGCCGCCTGCCATACCAGCCTCATACTGACCAGAGGCATAGTCTCCCAGACCTTCTACAGCTCCACGGATCGCACTGACAGCTCTACCAGCAGCTTGTGACTGTTCGTTAGCATCACCAAAGAATATGTCATTAAGGAATAAGCCAGCAGCCTTAGCGCCTCTGACTATAGGACTGTATGAGATGTCTACCTCAGACTCTCCATATTCGGCAGGTATTGTCTGAACAATGGCATTGCCTTGATCATCATAGCCAATGAACTGGTTTTGCTCATCTCGTAGAATCTCTCGGCGTTCAGGCAGGAGCAACGCACCTATGGCGCTGTCTCCTCCGTACCTATACCTTGGTTCAGCCATTTTGCATTCTCGCTATCTCAGAGTCAGACATATACCTCATGGCTCGGCGTTGAGCTTCTGCTCGCATACGCTCTGCCTCTACACGTTGCCTCTCAGTGATGTCAGCCATCTTCTCTTGGTTGTTAAGCTGCTCACCTACTGCCTGAGCGCTTGTCTTGTCAATCGTAGCGCCTGCCTGCTGAGCTTTGATCTGAGTCTCCATGCGCTTCGTTTCGGCGTTGAAGAAGTCAATCTGGTTATCAGCCTGATCGCCTTGCATCTGCGTCTGGAGCTTCTGAGCTTCTAGTTGTAGCTTCATCTGCTCATTCTGTAGCTTGGCTTGCTCTATCTGCGCTCTTAGCATCTCAGCCTGAGCTTTCATCTGCTCTGCCTGAGCCAGAACCATGTTTGGATCTTGCTGTGGCTCGCCTTGCTGCTGCTGCGCTTCCATCAACTCTTCTTCGGTCATCTGATCTTGAGGTATCAGGCCAGCGGAAATCATCTGTGCGCGTTTGCGGTCAGAGATTTGTTGCGCTGAGGCAGTGGCTACGTTGTCTAGCAAGACATCACCAGCGATCTGGAGGATTGTCGGATCAACTTTAGCAATCTCGATAATCGTCTCAATGGTTTCCTGCTGACGATTCTTGAAGCTCGCACCAGCCTTGACCTGTACGTCATAGTTGCCGACTGACAGATCATTGACAGTCACCACATCGCCTGTCTGTTGATCGATTACCTTCTGGTTGATGTCAGCAACGTCATAAGTGTTATCTTCCTTCAGCAGCCTTACAGTGCGAGCTGAGTCATAGATTTGAGGAATAGCCGACACCAAAATTCGTCCAGTGGCGCGAATGCCAAATTCCAAGGCTTTGAAGTATTTGATCGTGGAGTTGTCGCCTTTGTTCTGGAGCGCGTTGATTGCCACGCCAGATTGGTTCTGTGGATTGTCACCCATGTTGCTGGAGAACATCCCAGAGGCGTAAGTAATCATGCCTCGCATGGCCTCAGACATTGTGCGTAACGCTGGGTTCACCTGTGCGCCGCCTTGCTGCTGTGGAACCTGCGGAAACTCTGGATCTACGTTAAAGAATTGAACTGGATCGTGATTGGTGTTGAGAGTCTGTAATGACTCCTCGTGACCTGCTGCCTGACTCATTGTCATCCAATACTTAGACCTTGGCGCAAGGCTAGTCTCAGCTACCTCACGGCTGACTGAGTAGTTCAGCACTCTCTGTGAGTCCATAAGCCTTTCTACAAGTCCCCAGAAGATCGTCTTGTTCTCAAAGACCTTGTAGTTGCCGTAGATAGGCACAACAGGAATCATGCTAAAGACTGTCTCTTTCTTCTCTTCTAGCCAATCACTAGCGTCAAATAACCGTGAACATACCGACTTTTTGACACGTTTGCGTCTGCGAACCTCAGTCACACCAATGGATTCAAGCTCATCGGCTATCTTTTTAAAGTCATCATTAGCCTCATGAACCTGCCCATTAGACATCATGACCAGTTCACGCTCTTCTTCTTCGCAATAAAGTAACTCACCGATAACGACTACTTCGGCCTTATCAAAGTAAGCCTCGCCGTCACGGCCTTCATCAACTGATTCACCAGAGCCTTCAGGCCATCGCCTGTCATACTCATCTTTGCCAATTGCGTGAAGCACAAAGCAGTAACGGCTGTCAGACTTGTCTTGCTTCTCTGCTGCTGGATCGAACCACACACGGTCTATGGAGTTGCCAATAGGCTCAATAAATAGATCTTGGTCAAAGCTGTCCTGACTTACATACTTATGCACAACACGCCATGCGCCAAATCCTGAAGTAACCATCATTTTAGCTGCATGGTTATAGACCTCGCTAGCATCAGACATGGCTTCGATGTTGCGAACAATGCCTGAGTAGGTGTTTGCTATATCCTTTGTGCTGTTACCGCCAGCAGGAGATACCGAGACATCAAATGACGCTTGCTCAATCTCCGAACAAACCTGATCAATGATCGGATTAACCATGTCAAAAGTGTAGCGAGGAGACTTGCTTTCAGCGGCATTGTTATACCAATAAGGCTCCCACTGACCGTCTCGTTTATTGACGAACAAGATCGCCTCACGAGCGTTATCTCTCAGGTCTTGGTCTGCTTCCTGAGACGCAGCCAGAAGGTTTGAAATATATTCGTGATCATCATACTTGCTAGAGTCATAGACCTCTTCGCCGTACTCTTTCTTGGAGTCTTTCTCGTATTCGTAATCGCTTTTATCCATGATGCTTCCAGCCGCTGAAGTTGAGGACAACTTTCTGTTTGTTTAGTGCTTTAGGTGAGTGCAGCGACATCATCAGCGCATCACCCATGTTCGGACTCGGTAATCTGTACGGAGGCTTAGCCATCTCCGCTTTGCTCAATATCTGTATCTTACCAGCATTATTGCGCTTTAGTGGTATGCGGCAGACCTCAGCTCTAAGCTGATCGAGTACCGCTATCTCTGAGGATAGGCTAATCATGTCCTCTGGGTTTACATACTCACCTTTGGTCACTGCTCTGTGCGTAGCCTCAAACCTGTCTCTTAGCCGCCACCAGAACTGCGCTCGCTTATTCTTGAAGGTCTCACGGTTGCTCTTGTTTCGCTCAGTTCCACCAGTAGTGTACGGCATCTCTGGATCTTCTGCTGCCTCTGAGCCTTTGAACATTGAGTAAGTAATGCCGTTCTTACCAGCAAGCGCCTGATCTACCTGACGCTTAAGAGAGATGCCTAGACCGTCAGCATCCCATAGGAAGTGGTCAGCATTGGCCTTCAGCGCTTTGTCTAACGCCCAATCCATGCCTTCACTGGCATCGCCTGTTACCATTTCACATACATCTAAGATTACGTTGCCGTGTCTGAGCGCAAAGCCTTTGCTGTCACCGCCTTCGTCCGAAGGATCGTGAGACGCAATGACAGTGCCTTCAGCCTTCCAGCCGAGCTTTATGTGTGCGTCTACGGCTGACAGAAACCATTCTACAGGAATGATTGAGTCTTCGTTCTCATCGTACGTTTCGCCTTCCCATATATGAGAGTACAGAGCAGGAGACATATGCTCTTGGTCATAGGCTCGCTCTTGCTCTAAGACTTCTGGGAACGCAGGATTGTCATTGTAGTTCATCCAGACAATCGTGTGATGCTCATCCTCATAAACGCCATCACGCCGCAGCTCTTTCTCAAACGGCTTAACGAATCTTAGGAAAAATGGATCAGCGGCTGACCTTGGGTTAGCTGCCATCCAGATCTCTGAGCCTGCCGTCCTGAGCGTAGGTGTGAGAGCCTTTAAACTGGCCTCTGAGATTGTCTGAGCTTCGTCCACAAACACACGGCTGAAGTTGTGGTAAGACTTTACACTCTCTGGTGAGCGAGCTAAACCGATATACTTAAATGCTGTTTCGCCATTGTAGCGAATCTCATTGCGCTGTATCTCAAAGCCTTTCAGCTCTAATCGTTCTATCTCAGCACACAGAAGCGTATGAATAGAATCGTCAATGCTGGCTTGGAACTCACGAGCGCAGAGAGTCTTTATGCCTTGCGTCTGAGCTGCTTGTAGGCACAAATCACCCATCGTCATGCTCTTACCAGAACCTCGACCTCCGATGCAGATCTTGTAGCGCTTGGGCTGCAAGAAAGGAAGCATCTTCTTGGGCATTTGCATCTTGGGCATTATTCGTATTTCACAGTATTCTTTTTCTGCTTAGCCTTAGCCATTGCTATGGCGATGGCCTGATTCTGTGGCTTGCCTGCCGCCATCTCTGTCTTGATGTTCTTGGAGATGGTCTTTTTGCTCTTTCCTTTCTGTAGTGGCATTTCCGAATATCCTCTCAAAGTTTGCTTGGAATACTTTCTGGCTTACGCTGTACGGTCTTGGCCTTGATCCTTTGCTCACTCCATCACCTCTATCGTCCAGTGCGTGTCAACTTCCATCTGGATCGGAGTGCCATTCACGCCTGTGTGCTCTGTCCTGCTCTTCTCAGTCCATCCTAGCGTCTGGCTTAGGTAGAGCTTCAGGCTTGCAAAGTCTTTATCAATGATAGCCTTGTCACGCAGCGTCCTAGCCGCCAGCACTCCATCCTTATATCTAGCTTTGGTATAAGCGGTAAAAACGCGCTCATCTCTTTTGAAGATTTCTCGTAAGGTCTTGGGAGTAATAGAAAAATATTCAGCGAGCTGATCCTGTGTCATTACCGGAGCAAGCTCTTTGATCTCTTCTATCTCTTCGTCTGTAAACACTATCTCTGGCCTAGCCATCAGATGAACTCTTCCTTCTCAACTTCAATGATAGTCTGTGGAATACCTAGTGCTGTTCTCAGCTCTCTACGAGCCATTGCTGCCACATACTCCTTATGATCCTTGTAACGAATCTTGCGGCCTTTGGCCTTATCCGTCTCATATATCACAATAGTAAAATCGTCAGCATCTACGGTCTTTTGGAGTAGATAGTGACGGTCTGGAGTAAATTCTTTACTGCGCTCAAACAGGTCTCCTATTTTGAGTCCTACCGATTCTACCACACTATCACCTTTTGCGCCGCAAGCAAAACAATACATACCGAGCTTTTGACCTTCTGGCGTGTCATGCAAATTGACGCTCATGCTTGGATTAGAGTCATCATGCACCGGACAGCAGGCAGTCCACTTGTGAGATCCAAGCTGTCTTACTTTGTCTAGCCTATCTAATACTGGTTGATACCATTCCATCATGCTCTCTTACTCCATGCTATCTGACGGCTCTTGATCCAGTTCATAGCCTCTGGTATTGGCTCCCTGCCTATCTGCTTCAGGCCATTAGGAGCGCAGGAGAAGGCTTCAATGTACTTATGGTAAGCCCAGCCTTTCTTGTAGTTATGCTTGTAGCCGTAATACAGGAGAGATGAGTACCACTGCTGCTTCTGCTCCTTGGTCAAATTCTTACGCCTTGCCTCAGCAGGTGACAGGTTCTCTGCCTTGACAAGCTCTGTGCCGTCATCCTTGAGCGTAGGAGTGCCTATAGGTAGCTCCCAGCCGCACTTACAGCGCAATCCTGTAAAGGCTCCTGAACACTGTTTGCAATTGTGTAAGATTGGCTCCTTCGGCTCTTTTTTGACTTGCTTACGCTCATCAAAGTTTTTATTTCCAAAATGCAATTCAGAAGGAACAAAAGATTCTGGATAAGCGCCAAAGTGAGACAGATTGCCTGCATGGTCAAGCACAATAGCTCGCTCCTTATCAGGATGAATGCGCCATATGCGGCCTATGCGCTGAATCCAGCTAGTGAGGCTGCGGGTTTTTTTGCAGTCAATACAAATACTTACACCGCTATCATCCCATCCTGTATTCAGGAGTTGGCTGTTTACCATCACCTTATAGACGCCATCCTCAAAATCTTGGTACTTGAGCTGTCTGGTTGCCTCATCATCGTAGCCGTCTATGTGTACAGCTATCTCTTGGCCTAGCTCTGCATTAAATCTATCAACAAGGCTCTTGCTGTAAGCTATGGAAGGAGCAAAGCATACAGCGCGTTTGGTGAGGTTCTCAGAGTGTTTAACGTAGTTAGCCACTATATCGCCAGCCAAGGTGTCATCCTCTGCCATTCGCGCTCCTAACTCCTCTGGATCGTAATCAGAGTTTCCTGTATGAGACTTTTTTAACTTGAGGTCAGAGGTATCCACAGTCCTGCCGTGATAGTAGTCTGTCGGACAAAGCCAACCTTCATCTATCAAATCCTGCGGAGTAGTAGTGACTATCAGATCTTCCCATAAACCTTCAGAACCCATACCACGGCTATAAGGTGTGGCGGTAAGTCCGATGTAGACTAAGTTGTTTAGTCTTCGCATTTGGTCTAAGAGACCTTTGTACATCTGATGAGCTTCATCAATGATGGCGATGTCATAGACAAAGTGCTTGCGCCTGATAGCCGTGGCTGTGCTTACTATCTGGATGTTTTCATCTGGGTTATAACGTGGATCGCCAGATTGAAGCACTGAGTAACTTGCGCCTAGCGCATCGAAAGTCGCAGTAGTCTGAGACAACAATTTCAGCCTATCGCAGAAAAAGGCAATTTTCTTACCTTTAGCTGCCGCATTAACGGCTATAAAAGCTGCAATATGGGTCTTGCCCATACTACAAGGAGCGCTGAGAATTACTCGCTTGTTGCCAGCTCTGAGGCTGTCTCGCAGCGCGTTAATCGCTACCGTTTGATGAGGTCTAAGGTTGATCATGAGGCTCAAGCTCCCTACAGACATCATCATAGATGCCTTTGTAGTCTGG